CGGAGGTGCGGGTCATCGGGCTGACGGCTACGCCTTTTACCAAGGGGCTGGCCCATATCTATGACAACATCGTCAACACAATCACAACCAGGGAGCTAGTAGAGCAGAAGGTATTGATGCCTCTACGTGTCTTCATTGCCAAAGAAATCGACATGACCGGCGCCAAGAAGGTGGCGGGCGAGTGGTCCCAGGCGGAAGCATCCAAGCGGGGCATGCAGATCACCGGGAACATTGTCGAGGAGTGGATCCGAAAGACCAATGAAATCTTTGGTGGCCCACGCAAAACGATTGTGTTTTGTTCGGGCGTAGAGCATGGCGCCGACCTGGCCGCACAGTTTGCAGCCGAGGGCTATAACTTTGTATCGGTCAGCTACCGGGATGATGACCAGTTCAAGCGGGATGTGATTGAAGATTTTGCCAGGCCGGACACAGAAATACATGGATTGATTGCCACGGACATCCTAACCAAAGGCTTTGACGTCCCCGATGTCATGATTGGGGTGTCGGCCAGGCCGTTCAGCAAATCTTTATCGTCGCATATCCAGCAGATGGGCCGCATCATGCGCCGGGCTGACAACAAAGAGTTCGCCGTCTGGCTTGACCATAGTGGGAACTACTTACGTTTCCAAGAGGATTGGGAGGCGGTCTATCACAACGGCGTAGACACCCTGGATGATGGAAAAGAAAAGGCCAAGAAAGAAAAGACAGAAAACGAGAAGAAAGAATCCAAGTGTCCATCGTGCGGGCATCTGTGGCCCGGCGGGTCTGATACGTGTCTGCATTGCGGCCATGTGCGCGAGCGTCAGAACAAGGTTAGCAGTATCCCCGGGGTACTGGAAGAGCTGGGAGGGATGGCCAGCAGGGATAACAAGCAAACGTTTTGGGCGATGTGCCAATGGCAAGTGAAGTATCGGGGGTGGTCTACCGGCCGTGCTGCGCATTGCTATAAAGATAAGTTTGGGGTGTGGCCAAGGGGCCTAGCTGATTCGGTGGAGTCGCCTGATGTTGCGTTCGAGAAGTTTGTCAAAAGCCGCCTCATTGCGTACCTGAAAGGGAAGGGCAAATGAATGACCTGATCACCTATTGCAAGCTGCATGGAATCCTGATTGACAGTCCTCCACCGATTGGAATGTGGCGCCGGTACCCAACGGATGACCACCCGAACAGTAGGAACGGTGCGGTGAAATACATGGGCACCCATGCGTTCGTTCAGAACTGGGCGACCGGCACAGAGGTGGCCGTGTGGAAAGCGGATGATCTGCAGCCGGCTGATGTTGTACGCATACAGAAGCAAGCCAATGATGCCGAAGAGCAACGACAAAAGCAGGGGAAGGAGGCGGCCAGCAAGGCGGCTTGGATCCTGGACCAATGTCAATTCGGTAGGCATGACTATCTCAAAGCCAAAGGTTTCCCGGAAGAACAGGGGAATATATGGGCATTCAATGGTCAGCAACTGTTGGTCATTCCGATGCGTTCGGATGGACATTTAGTGGGTGTACAGTTAATAGACCAGGCGGGCGGAAAGAAGTTTCTGTCCGGCCAGCGCACGAGCGGGGCTGAGTTTGTGTTCAACAACAAGGGGATGCATATCCTGGTTGAGGGGTATGCCACAGCGTTGTCTATTCGGCTGGCCTTGTCGCAGCTTAAGCGTCGCTACACATTGCATGTTTGTTTCAGCGCGGGGAACATGGTGAAGGTGGCTGCCAGGTTGCCGGCTGGGGTGGTCATTGCTGACAACGATACCAGCGGCACCGGCGAGCGGGTGGCCAAGCAGATCGGATGGCCGTATTGGATGAGTGATGTCGAGGGAGAGGATGCCAACGACACGCACCGGCGGCTCGGGTTGTTTAAGTTTTCCCAAAGCCTGACCCGGTCAGTTGTAATACTGTGAAATCTGAATAGGCCGGACCGTGAACTGCTTTGGGTGTTCACGCTCCAGCTCTTTAATGCCGGCCATGATCTCAAGCCCCAGGTCAAACGAAGCCCGACCCAGGCCTAGATAATCGGCCGACACAGTAACGACGCCGTCCTCCTCATGCAGGAATATTGCGAATAGTGTTGGGCGCTTCTTCATTAATGCTCACAATCTTGGTTTGTTTCCCGTCCATGGCATCATATTTCAAAGCCAGGTCGGTGACCAGCCGGATGATATCTAACCGGCTGGCCGCCTCCATTGTCAGCGTAACTTGATGCTCGCGGATGATGGTTACCCAGTACTTCACGACGACCACCAGGCCAGCAGCAGCGCAGCAAAGCCAACGCCGATAGCCACGGCCGTGAGAATATCTAACAAGGTTTCGTAACTTTGTTTCATGTCTAATCTTTCTAAATCATGAGCCAATAACCGCGTAATAGCCTGCGGCATAGACGGTGTATTGGTGGTTGGTGTTATCTTCTATTTCTAGATTGGAGCCGGTGAAGTATGCGACGGCGGCCGCGGCCAGGTTGTAATCTTCCGCGGGTATAGTGGCCCGGATGGGCTCCTTCCAATTACCCGGCGTTTTGATTTTGTCAAATGCTTGCTGCAACTCTTCCTGGGTGTAGTTAAAAAATACGGCGCCTGGTTTCTGAACCATGGCAGCCGGCTTGGGCGCATCGACTTGCATTAATCGCATGATGTTCTCCTTACCAATTCGCGTATTTCTTGAACGCCTTTTTGTATTCGGCGTAACTCTCGAACGGTCCGTTGCGTAGGCAATGATGCAAAAACAGTTCGTCCATAAACCAGCCCTGCGCCAGCTCATCTCCTGAGCGGCCCAGGTCTTTGTATTCCTCGCCGTTGTAGTACTCGGCCAGGACCATCTTTACCTCGGGCCATTGAAAGCGGCCCCTGGCGGTTTCCACTAGGCCGGTGCCGGCGACGCGGCCGTATCCGTCATAAGAACCGGTGAATTTTTTCCCATTGGGCAGCAGCGCTACCACCTCGCTAAGCCTGGGGATATCCTTCAGGTTGGCGACGATTGGCAGGTGTGTTTTTGCGCATGTTTTAGAAAAGAAACCCATAATAAATTCTCCTTTAGATTGATGGAATAGTTGGTATTTTTTGGCTGGTCGTAAACAGGGAGCCGGCGCCGTTGCCTTCGTCGTCGCGGCTTGGGTAAAAACGCAGACCATTGTCTAGCGTAATGATGAGCGGCCGGTGGTTCCAATCTACTTCGTTGGCGTCTTCTTCGGTCATGTATTCAACGGACGTAATGCGGCGGCCCACCAATAAATCGGCGGCACGTTTTGTCCAGCGGTCTTCTATGTCAGTCATCGGATGAACTCCTAGTTGTTGTCGATTAGTTGCAGGGCCTGGGCCTTGCATGCGTCTACTTGCTCGGGCGTCATACCGCGGGCTAGTTGCTCGGCCATAGCGACACAGTCGCGGGCGCGTGATTTGTCGGGCGCGGTTATAGCTAAAACCAGCGCGAGCGTGAGGGCGTGGGGTTTGTTCACCGGATGAACTCCTAGCGCTGGCGCACTTCTGCGCGGCCGGTTTCGATCAGGCGCCGGGCCTCGGCCCGCTCGTCGATGTGTTCCGATTCGATCATGCGGCGCAGCATGCCGGCCTGGGCTATCGTTTGGGCTGGCGTCTTGGCGAGCTGGTAGCGCGCGCCGGCGTTAATATAGTCTGCTTCGGGGTGGTTCATGGTTGGCCTTTCGTTGGTTGGTATTCGGTGCCGGTCCAGCGCTGCAGCCGGTCGGCGGTTACTTGTGCGGGGGTGCTGCGTTGCGCTTCGCGTAGTGCGTCGGCGTCGTCGGTCGCGCCTATCATCACCCAGCCGTAAGCGGTGCGGTAGCGGTAGGATTGAAGGCCGGCGGCCGCCATCGGTAGATTTTGCCGGGCATTGTCCAGGGCCAGGGCCAGGCTATCAATTCGGGCCGTGTCGGGCATGTCGGGCTGTGCTTGCTCAACGTAAAAAATTAGAGTTTCCAGCGCTTCGCGCATTGTGTCGGTGGCCATGGTTTGCCTTTCGTTAAATGGTGCAGCAGCCGCAGCACGGCGCGTCAAGGCACCGGCCGTTTTTGTTTCGGTAAAATTCCCGGCCGCTAAAATTAAAAACATCACTAACCCTGGGCTGGTCCGTTGTGTAGGTCATGCGGTCGTCGTCGGGCTCCAGCTCGGCGGTCCTGGTGTCGGTGTTGTAAATAATAAAATCCCCGGGGTTTATCCGGGCGCCGGATAGGCTGCATTTGCCTGGGTACTTTGCGCGCATTTTTTTAAACATGTTCAACCTTTCAGAATTGGGATAACCCGGCGCGCTTTGGCGTCGGTCTGTTTTGCTTTGCTGCCATGGGCCCGGAAACCTACGATAAAAGCGCGGTCTGTCCGGCTACACCATGGGTTAAAGTTTCCGCAGCTTTCACATGTGGCGCCTTCCCTGGTTTGCGCCTGACAGATCACAATCTGCCGGCCTTCGGGCGTGTAACTAATTTCGGGCGTGTCGGTTGGCACAATGCAAGCCACCGGGCCGGCGTTCGTTTTGGCCAGCTGGTCGGCGTGGCCGGCGTCGTCGGCGCTGAGGTTAATTGTGAAGCCCCAGGCGTTGGCGTGTCGTATCCATAACAGCGCGTCGGGGTGGTGTTTGTGCGTGTATGTGAACCCGCGGCGGCCCCTGTTGGCCTTGACTATTTCCCCGAGCTGGTAGGCGTCGATTGTTTCCCCTTGGCCGGGTAGGTCCCCGGCGACGTTCATTCTCCACACTTGGGCGGGCGGTAGGCTGGCGATTGCGCGCGCGTGTGCTGCGATATCGTGGCCGCGTTGCTCGACCTTGTCCCAGGTCATGCGGGTGTAAAAGTCTTCGCCGTAACAGTCTTCGCCGTAGTGGCTGCAGCTGGGCGGGCATGAGCTGCGCGTGCTGTACGTAACCGGGATTGGGCCGGTTTTGCGGTTGCCGCTGCTGCGAATAAAGTGGAATTGATTCATTTTTTAAGCTCCCAGGTTGACGGATAAAAAGCGGTCGGAAATAAAGCGCTCAATTTTTGCCATGCTTTCGGCGCGCTGCTTGGCGCGGGCCTTGGCCTTGGCGCGTTTGTTGGCTGCGTGTTCCCGGCATGCTGCGCGCCACTTGGCCGCGTATTCGGGCGGGTTGGGTGCTAGCTGGTCGAGCTGGTCCAGGATGCGGGCCGGGCATGCGTAAGAGTAGGGGCCGGCGGTTTCGTCCATGTCTTTGTAAAAGAACTCGGTTTCACCGTTGTTTTGTTTGCGGCGTTCGGTCAGGCATACCAGGCCCGAATAATGAGCGGCGCCGGCGGGGTCGGTGCGTTTGCTGATTGCGTACCAAGTCGCGCCAATAGTGGCCGTGTCGGTGATTTCCCAGCGGCTGCCATCGGTGCCGGCCTGGGTGAATTCCCGGCGTAGTACGGCGTCAGTCGTTGCGGTGGTGTTGATTGTGTAAGAGGTCCAGCCCATAATTAATGCTCCAATGTTGCGCGGTTTGCTAATGATTCGGAAATGATGCCGGCGCGCTGCAGCTGGTCGAGGTAGTCGACAAAAGCGCAGCGGGTATCGATTGGGAAAACCAACTCGGCGGTTTTGTCCCTGGGGTTCCAACTGTAGCGATAACGGCGGCGGGGCAAGTCTGGGAAAGCTTCCCAAAATGCGGCCCTGATTTGTTTTTGGTTGGTCATGTTGTTTGCTCCAATTGTTTGTTGATTTGCTCCAGGATGTCGGCGCGGGTGCCGGCGAATCCCTCTTTTTTGAGGATTGCATAAGCGCTGGGGCCGCGGCGTTTCATGCCGGCGATTTCCAGCTTAAGCGCTGCGCGTAGTGTGGCCAGGCGGTAGCGCGCTATTTGGTCGGGGGTGGTGAGTGCGGTCATTGGTGGCCTTTCAGTAGTTGCGGGTTATGTGAAGGTGAACAAAGTATTCGCGGGCGCTAGTGCGTTTAACGCTGGCGTGAGTGGTCGGGCATCCGCAACAGTCATGCTCATGTGTGCAGCTGCTGCCGCCCAGGGTGGCCGCGATTGCCCGGCCCAGGTCAACGGCGCGCAGCTGGCGCGGTCCTATCACCTTGGTTGTGAAGGTGCCGGCGTCATCATGTCCCAGGGGTTCGGCGGTGGCATTCCAGCGGAGCATTTTCGCGGTGCCCAGGTGCTGCCAGTCGTCCAGGTCGGCCCAGCCGTCGGCGTAGGTGTGCGTCATGCGTTGGTGTAGTTCAAGCTTGGTCATTAGGTGCCTTTCAATTGGTGGGTTAATTTAATAAATTTACAAAATGCCAAAAACCGGGTGCCAATCGCTATACAAAACCCCGGTTTTTTTTGCTGCGCTAAGTGCTTGGATTGATTGCCAATAACCCTCGCGGTTGATGGTTAGGTTGTAAGCCTGGAGCAAATCGAGTAGTTTTTCCTCGACCTTTTCGGCATGGCGCCGGCTCAAGTTGGCCGGGTCCAGTAGATCGGTTTCAATCCACATCAGGCGGTCGGTGGTGGCCTGGTATGTTTGCGCATCCTCCAGGGTGAGGGAATCGATTAGTTGGGTGAGCGTTTTCATGTTGGACCTTTTAAGCGTTTAAGTGTTTGAGGGTGTGCAGCTGCTGGCCGATACCCTGGCCGGTTAGCGGGCGGGAAACATTGGGCCAACCTTCAACGGCGGCGGCGTAGTGCTTGCCAGCTAGGACCACCACCGGGCGGCCTTTGTGCTGCTGCAGCTGCTGCGCGGTCATTGCGGCCCATACGGCGCGCTGGTGCTTGCTCATTTGTGCCAGCGTTTTGTTATAGGGTGCCAGGTTGGCCGCGGGGTCAACGGTGCCATGCAAAGCGCTGAGAATGATTACATCGGCGCCGGCCCGGGCTGCTGCAGCTTTGGCCAGCTTGAATGCCTGGCCCTGGTAAAGGTCGGCGGCCGGTGCGGTGCGGTCCAGCTTAGCGGCGCTGCATGCGATTAGGTAGAGTGGTTTCATTGGAATAAATCCCCGGTGTTGTGTTGGGTGGTGATCGGTGACAGGCCCAGGGCTGCGCGCAGCTGGTTCTTTTCGTCGTTGATAAGGTATAGGCGGCGCTTGTACTCCGCGGGCGTGAGCTGGTAGTTAACCGGGCGCGCGGCGTCAAGTTCGCGGCGGGCCTGGCGCATGATGGTTTCATGTGTGCTCATGCTCTTGTTACTTTCCAGCTTAAGCATTCGTTATAGCTGCCGGTGTAGGCGATGCGATAACCGCGGCGCTGCTCATCCCCTTTGCAAACAATGACGTTTCCGTGGGCGTCGATTTGTGCTGTGTACATCTGTGCGTTTCCCTTCGTGTTGGTTTGTTGTCTGCATCCTGTCTGATGCATTGAGGACTAATGTAGTTTCTTGTCAAGCCCCTTGTCAGTCACATGCGCGACAGTAAAAAAGGCGGTTTTTTAGTCTACCGGGTAGGGTATCGGCGCGCGCCCTGGTGGGTGGTCCTGGTGGTGAATAGGGTTTTTACCTGTGTTACCTGGTAGCAGCTTTTTTGCCTGGGTCCGGTGGTTTTGTGGCCGGTCCTGGTGGCGCCCTGGTCAAGCGGCGATGACCTGGGAGGCATGGCGCCGGGGATTGCCGCGGGTATTCCGAGCGCTAGCGAGTGGCCCAGGGGCTGCAATTGTATAAGGGGCTTACATAGAAGCCTAAGCGCTGCCACATGTTGCCTAATCCCTCCAGGATTGCATTTAAACCCCGTTTTACTGGGTTTATTGACAGTAAGCCTTTTGTTCCTGTATATTGCGCCGCATGACTGTAACAAAACTAACCCGCAAGCAAATCCGCGAAGGCCTGGAACAAATACCGGTCGAGCAGCTGCTGGGTAGAACTGCAGCGCGCGAACTTACCGGGAAACAAAAAGCTTTTGCCCTGGAAATTGCGAAGGGTTCCACCGGCGCCGCAGCATACCGGGCCGCGTACAAAACCAAGGCAACACCCAAAACCCAGGGCAACCAGGCGCACCGGCTCAAAAAGCGGCCCGACATTCATGCGGAAATCAAAGCTTACCAGGCGGCCATCGAGTCAGAAAAACATAGAACACCGGCCGCTTTGCGTGCTCTCATAATCCAAAGCCTGGTGAACGTGATCATCGATGAGGATACGCCGCCGGCCGTCCTGGTCCAAGCGGCCAAGGTGGCCGGCACCATTTCAGAGGTGGGCCTATACACGGAGCGCAAAGAGGTTAGGACCATCAGCAGCAGCGACGATGCCAAGGCCCGGGTAATGGCCGAGCTGCGCCGGCTTATGAATGCACAGGCCGACGACGCGCAGGTGATCGACGCCGCGGCCAGCTCATTGCTCGACGAATTGGCGGATGTGCGACCCCACCCGTCCCCCACCAACCCGACTGAGCAAACGGAGTCTCTGGCTGATGAACATACTATTCCACCCAAACGATCCCAAAATTTACCAGAACCCGTACCCCACCCCCTCGATATGGCGAACCCACCCCCTATTGAAAATTAATACTTTATGGTAAAAAATTCCGCAAATTTAGAACTAATAGCGCGTCGAGAACCGAAACGTTTTGGTTCTCTGATTGTTCGCAATCCTAAGATGATGTTAAAGAGGCGGGATTTTTCGTATGAGCAGTGTATGGAGGTTGATATGACGCCGGCGCAAAGGGAAGTGTTTTTGATTGTGGATGAGTGGTGGAAGAGGTATGGGTACAGTCCGTCGGTGAGGGACATAGCGTATCAGAGGGGTAGGAGTGGTCTAGGTAATACACTAGAGATTGTGGATAGGTTGGTGGCCAAAGGAGTGTTGAAGAAATTGCGGAAAAGTGGAAGATCAATTCGGCCGGTGTACATTAATTTCAAGAATTTAGAATGAGTGATAAGTTAGATGTTTTGATGGCGGCGCTTCCTGAGGAGGAGAGGGAGGTGTTTTATAACGCGGTGGAGGATTACCGGTTGGCTTTGGAGCGGGAGCGGGCCCAAAGTGGGTTTATGAATTATGTGAAGATGATGTGGCCTGGGTTTGTGCATGGTAGGCATCATGCGGTGATGGCGAAGAAGTTTGAAGCTATAGCGAATGGGACATTGAAGAGGTTGATTATCAATATGCCGCCGCGGCATACTAAATCTGAGTTTGCGAGTTACCTATTGCCGAGTTGGTTTTTGGGCCGGTACCCGAACAAGAAGATTATTCAGACTTCCAACACGTCGGATTTGGCTGTTAACTTTGGCCGAAAGGTTAGGAACTTGGTGGATAGTGAGCAATATGCCAAGGTGTTTCCTGGCGTTGCTTTGAGACAAGATAGCAAAAGTGCTGGTAGGTGGGCGACGAATCAGAATGGGGAGTACTTTGCTATTGGCGTAGGAGGTACTGTTACCGGAAAAGGTGCGGATCTTTTAATTATTGACGACCCGCATAGTGAGCAGGAGGCGGCTTTAGCTGCTGGGGATCCTGGGGTTTTTGATAAGACGTATGAATGGTATACGTCTGGACCCCGGCAGCGATTACAGCCAGGTGGTGCTATTGTTGTTGTGATGACTAGGTGGGCGGATAGGGATTTAACTGGACGAGTTTTAAAAGATGCCCAGATGAGGGATTCTTTGGGTGAGTGGGAGGTGGTGGAGTTTCCCGCGTT